AATTCTTTTATCTTAGATTCTAATTCTTGCATATATAATGCCTACCTTTCTTTGTATCTTTAACGCTATATTAACACTAAAATCTCGAAAAATCAATATAAATATATATAAATCAAAAATAAAATCTCAAAAATTCGAGAAAAACATATTGACAATCACGAAAAATCGTATATACTGTAAATGTAATCACGAAAAATCGTAACAAAGAGACGGAGGTGAGGAAATGTTTCCTAACTTGGAAGCTGAAATGGCAAGATCCAAGATAACCCAATTGCAGATGGCCGAAATGTTACAGGTAACACCAACGACACTTTCTTTTAAGCTAAACGGAAAGAGTTCTCTTTCATTAAAAGAATGCGTGCTCATAAAACAATTAATGTTTCCAGACAAGACACTTGACTATCTGTTTGCAACAGACGAGCAGAAGGAGGTGAGCTGAAAATAAAAAAGATAAAAGACTACAAGCAAATACAGGAAAGGAGATGAAGCAAGATGGAAATTATTGGAGCAAGTATTTTAGCGTCAGTGATCACTACTAAAATATTAGCCACCTACTATTTCAAAAAGGTAGATGGCTATGTTAAAGACATGTGTGAAATGACAACTAAGAATAATGAGAACACATTATCTATTTTACGCAAACTTCAAAGAAATTCTTGCCAAGAGGAGTGATCCGCCCTGAATATTTACGAATACTAGCCCTTTTGTTGGGATAAGACGCAAACGCTTTTATTGAAAGTTGTCTGTAAAAACTTGTCTCTTCATAAGGTTGGTATACAGCAGAAGAAGCAAGGGGCGCTTGGTAATCTATCTCAATAAGTCCGAGACGATTTAGGGAAGAAATAGAAGAACTTGCTGCCTCAATGGAAATTTCAGAAATTGAAGTCAAATATACTGTTGAAAGACGAAGTTCGTATTTATTGTTGCGTTGATCTTGAAGAATATAGTCAACTAGTGGAAAACCCATTTTGGGGCCAAGAGACTTGAAAATACGAGCATCTACAGGACTCATTTGTTTAATGATTTCAGCAAAGGAAGGATGAACTTTTTGAACATAGTCGCTGTTCATTGAGTTGGAAATTAGGTTTACAAACATTTTTCGAAGTTCTTCTGATTCGATACAGTATTTAGAATTTTCAAGTGCTTGAGCAGTTGTTTGAATATCCGGTTCAATAAGGTTCTCGGGAGGGACGTTAGTGATTGCCTGAGATAATTCGTAATTGTATACCTCCAAATCATGGGCATATTTCATGCGGCGTTTATTGGCCTGGTGAGAAATTCCGCCAAAAACTAAAAACCATGCGTCAGATAAAGTTTGACCAATTGATTTCGTTGGGGCATCGGAGAGATTTTTCAACGCATTATCAATTGAGTTCGGGAGCTCTGGTATGGTGAACGGAGAGGAATCCTTTTCCGACATATTTACTACCTTCTTTCTTATGTATTTAGCATAACAGAGTTATGTATCTACAGAATAGGAGAGTTGCCGGAAAAAGTCAATAGTATAAGCAACAGACAACGAACCAAGAGAGAAAGGAGCGTAGAAATTATGTCAGAAAAAGACGTTATCGAAGTAACTGTTTCAATACTGGTAAGTATTTTAACTGCATTGTTTGTAGTTAAATTTATGCGCTAACAAACGCAGGAAAGGAGATAAGGTGAGATTCATAGTAATTGGAGCATTGCTGTTAGGCGGGCTTGCGTTTGGAGTAGTGCTAAAAAAATTTGTATGGCCAGCTATTAAGGCTGACCCTGTAGCCAATTTAATATTGCCGGTAGCCACTGCTCTTTTAACAAGTTTGTTGCTATGCTTGTTAGAAACGCAACGATGATGGGAGTTAAGTAACGATGAAATCGCTGCTTGCGCAAATAGACATTATATCTTCTGCCTCTGTCAGAGAGTGAATAAGTGCCATCTGGAATATAAGATCCTTCAGAATCTCGTTGCGGAAGATAGTTTTCGGAAATAAGTCCATATTCTTTCAATTTAATAAGTTGTGGGGAAAATACATTTCCTTTTCGATACTTCTTAAATCTCAAAGAAAACAAAATACATTTTTCCTTAAATAGGATATTTAGAGAGGCGAAATCTGGATAGACGGGTTGGAACATAAACAGAACTCCTTTCTTTCGGAAGATATATGGATATTTATATTTTAAGAATAATGAAAAAGAATATTAAAGTCAAGTAGCATGGTTCGAGACATTTCGACAGAAAGAGGTGATTGAAATAGCTAACTGTAGCACTGAATTAAATGCTTTTTTGAGTTTTCTTCGAACCTGTGAAGAGTCTAATCGGTTGGCACTTCTCACAGAAAATGATATGGATCGCCAGACACAGGATATTTTACATAATATTGAGCTCAACGAAAACAGCCAGTATGACTATATCTGCCAGGGATTTACCTTGCGGGATATACGGCAGAAGCGGAGAAAGGCAAAAGACATAAAAGAAGCAACTGCTCCAATCTGTAGCTGGATGAAAGATAACCGGAAGGTGATCAGTGATCTGGAGCGGCTGCTTGGAGATGTAAGAAAACAGGAGAAACAAGCTCAGAACCGTTCGTATACAAACCGGACAGGGGTTATGAAAAAGCTTAAGTAACTCCGTACAACCATGATCCATACCATAGTAACGGGGAGGTGATTGTGGATGGAAATTAAAATCGTTCCCAGATTTTTTATAAATGGCGTGCTGTACACCATGGATCAGCTTCCAAAAGAACAGGTAGCCAAGATAGTCGAAGAACGTGTTGATCAGGCAATGTCCCGGATCAATTTTGAAAGAAAGAAAGCTGCCGGGTAAGGCAGCTGAAAGGAGACAAGCTGTGAAGCGTAACATAATCATATCATCCATCATAGGCACCCTTGCTACATACCTGCCGTTCTGGCAGTGGGACGGACTGCAGGTTGCAGGAGCAATGGCATTATCAATGCTTGCATGGATGCTGATACAGGGCACAGAGCCGGAAGGGAAGAGAACATGAGTTTAGAAAAAATGATAGATGAGTTATATGAGCTTTCGAAGAAAGCTATAGCAAGCGGAATCCATGTAAGTTTCGAAATAGGATTAGCTGGATATCCATGCCGGGTTTGGGTGGAAGAACCTTCAGAAAGCAAAATGACTACTTATGATATCTATCGCGAAGAAGTAATGATGAAAGAATCCGTTAAAAACTACGAAGCAGCCAGGGAGCATCTTACACGGTTGGTGAAAGAAAATGGATCCTGAAGAGTGGGAGCTCATCAGGATCCGGTGTCCAAATGGACAAAAACAGTTTATCACCCTTTTATTGTAGAAGGGTAGAAAGGAAAAGTCAATGATTAAAGTTGAGAAAAAGGGAAATGTAACGAAGGCAACAGTAGAGGGAAGCACATACGTGCTGGTTGATGAATTTCAGACTGTATTACATGCACTGTATCAATTGCTTGAAAAGAACATTAAAGGCCAGGAAAGTGTAACCCCACGGGATCTTATGCACTCAATGGTGGAAGATGTGGTGCAAAAAGAAAAGGAGATGAGATAGTAACTCATTAACAACTAACCGATAATTCAAGAAAAGGAGAATACAAGATGCAGATTAATGTTAGTTTTGAAAACCTCACTGAGATGAAAGAGTTCGCAGCAATGATAATGGGAGTTTCCGACAGCCAGAAGAAGACAGCTGTCGCTGATAAGCCAGCACCACAGCCGGTACCTGTTGCAACAGGTGCACCTACACCAGTACAGGCTGTCCCGGTCTCCAGTGTTCCGACATCCGCGCCGGCGCAGCAGACTCCGGCCAGCGTGCCAGTGGCACAGACAGCGGTACCAGTCCAGAGCGCAGTACCGACATCCGCCGTATCCTACACACTGGATGACCTGGCAAGAGCCGGGATGACACTGATGGACAGCGGAAGACAGGCTGACCTGCAGGGGCTTCTGAAGACCTTCGGAGTAGAAGCGCTGCCGGCACTTCCGAAAGAGCAGTACGGGGCATTTGCAACGGCATTAAGAGGAATGGGGGCGCAGATATGATGCACCAGGAAAGGGCACATGCCCTCTTAAGCGCATCCAGTTCCAGCAGATGGCTGAAATGCACGCCGTCTGCCAGGCTGGAAGAACAGTTCCCGGACACCACATCCGAAGCTGCCGGAGAGGGCACCCTGGCCCATGAGGTGGCAGAGCTGAAGCTGAGGCACTATGTGGATACGGTGAACTTTGGAAGACGCAAGTTTACCGCGGCATACAACAAGCTGAAGAAGCACCCGCAGTGGCAGGAAGAAATGGACCGTTACACGGATGAATACCTGGAACATGTAAAGACCGCGTCCCTTGCCATGAAGATCTGCCCTGCTACAAAGATCGAGGAAAGGGTTTCTTTCCGGAAATATACCCACGAAGAAGAGGGGGATTCCATTGAAGGAAGCGGCATTGCCGACTGCATCCTGATCGGGAGCGGGACCATACATGTGATCGATTTCAAGTATGGGAAAGGTGTCCTGGTGGATGCAGACCATAACCCGCAGCTCATGCTGTACGCCCTGGGAGCTTACGAGGCCTATAAGATCCTTTACCCAGTGGAAAAGATCCGGATCTCAATTGTCCAGCCGAGGATTGAAAATTTCTCCGACTGGGAATGCTCCCTGGAAGAACTGCTGAGGTTCGGGGAGTATGTAAAGCAACGGGCCGCATTAGCCTGGGAAGGGAAAGGCCCTTACAGTCCCGGTACCGATACCTGCAGGTTCTGCCGGGCAAAGGCAAAATGCAGGGCGAGGGCAGACCACAACACGAAACTTGCCTTCGGGATCGGGGAGCTGCCACCGCTGATCAGCAATGAAGAGGCGGCGGAACGGCTGAGAGCCCTGGAGGATGTGGCAAAGTACCAGAAAGACCTGCAGGAATGGGCACTGGCTGAGTGCCTGTCCGGGAAAGAGGTCCCGGGCTGGAAAGCCGTGGAAGGACGCGGATCCAGAGGATGGACAGACACGGACGCCGCGTTTGAAGCCCTGAAGAAATACGGCGTGGAAGAGGCCATGCTCTATGAGCGTAAGCCGCTGACACTGGCACAGGTGGAAAAGGTAGTCGGAAAGAAAGAACTGCAGGAAGCTGCCGGGGACTATATGGTCAAGAACCCGGGCAAGCCCACTCTGGTGCAGGAGAAAGATAAGAGGCCTGCAATCACAAATAAGATCACAGCTGAAGAAGCATTTAAGGAGGAAAACTGATCATGGATAATTTTTGCAATGTAACAACCGGAGAAGTAAGGATGAGCTACGCGCACCTGTTTAAACCCTATGCGGCTATGCCGGGACAGGAGGAAAAGTACAGTGTGACTGTGCTGGTCCCAAAGACAGACACAGATACCATGGGGCGCATCAACGCTGCCATTGAAGCAGCTAAACAGAGAGGCATTTCCGAGAAATGGAGCGGGCAGTGCCCGCCGATCCTTCCAACTCCAGTGTATGACGGGGACGGCGTAAGACCGACTGATGGCATGCCATTTGGCCCGGAGTGTAAAGGACACTGGGTGTTTACCGCCAGTGCAAAAGCGGATTACCCGCCGGAAGTCGTTGACCAGATGGGAAACCCGATCATCAACCAGTCCGAGGTCTACAGTGGTATGTACGGAAGGGTGAACGTTACCTTTTACCCGTATACATTCGGGGGAAAGAAAGGGATCGGCTGTGGCCTTGGACCAGTTCAGAAGTTAAGGGACGGGGAAGCCTTAAGCGGCGGCCATGTATCCGCGGCACAGGCATTCGGGGCACCACAGCTAAAACCCGCAGTCCCATACACACAGCAGCCGGCAGGCGGGATCAATCCCATCACCGGATTACCATACTGACAGAGGGGGCATAGGCCCCCTGTTGCAAAACGGAGGGCGTTATCATGGCAGACTTAAGTATCGATATTGAAACAAGATCAAGCGTGGAGATCCGGAAGGCGGGGCTGTACCGGTATGCACAGTCCCCGGACTTTGAAATCCTACTGTTCGCTTACCAGATGGATGATGCCCCTGTGGAGATTGTGGACCTGGCACAAGGGGAGAAGATCCCGGAATGGATCGTGGAAGCCCTGCAGAGCGCGGGTGTCATCAAGCACGCGTACAATGCAGCTTTTGAGTGGTACTGCCTGAATACAGCAGGATACAGGACTCCGCTGAATCAGTGGAGATGTACCATGGCACATGGCCTTTACTGCGGATACCCGGGAGGTCTGGATGCCATTGGAAAAGCAATCGGACTTCCTCAGGATAGGCAGAAGCTCGCAACCGGAAAGGCACTGATCCGGTATTTCTGTGTCCCCTGCAGGCCCACAAAGAGCAATGGGAACCGGACATGGAACCTGCCGAAACATGCCCCGGAGAAATGGCAGCTGTTCAAGGAATACTGTAAACAGGACGTTACTGCGGAGAACAGTATCCTCAGGAGGCTGGACCAATACCCGGTTCCGGCGGAAGAGGAAAGGCTCTGGCAGATGGATGTGAAGATGAATGCGTTTGGCGTCCGTGTGGATGAAGAACTGACAGACGGCGCCCTGCACATAGATGAAGTGAGCCGGCAGACCCTGATGGAGGAAGCCATGGGAATCACCGGCATTGATAACCCGAACAGTACCGTACAGCTGATGGAATGGCTGGAAAAGAATGGTGCAGAGACCGATAACCTCCGCAAGGCTACCGTGTCCGACCTTCTGGCAGAGCAGCCGGCAGAGAATGTGAAGCGGATGCTGGAGATCCGCCAGCAGCTGGGGAAAACCTCCGTGAAAAAATACGAGGCGATCCGCAATGCAAAAGGCGCAGACGGACGTGTCCGGGGACTTACCCAGTATTATGGGGCGAACCGTACCGGGCGCTGGGCAGGACGGCTTGTGCAGATGCAGAACCTCCCCAGGAACTATCTTGGAACCCTGGATGAGGCGAGAAAGATCGTCAAGAAGAAAAACTATGAAGGGCTGCGCCTGATCTACGGGAACGTGCCGGACACTCTCTCCCAGCTGATCCGGACCGCGTTCATCCCCTCAGAGGGCAATAAATTCGTGGTCGCGGACTTTTCTGCAATTGAGGCGCGTGTGATCGCCTGGCTTGCGGGGGAACAGTGGGTAAATGAAGTATTTGCCACACACGGGAAGATCTACGAGGCAACCGCTTCCCAGATGTTCCATGTCCCGGTTGAAAAGATCAAAAAAGGAAACCCGGAGTATTCCCTAAGGCAGAAAGGCAAGGTCGCAACACTCGCCCTCGGCTACCAGGGCGGTACTTCGGCACTGATCGCAATGGGCGCGCTTAACATGGGATTGACGGAAGAAGAGCTTCCGGATATTGTCCTGAGGTGGAGAAACGCAAATAAACGGATCGTGGACCTGTGGTACTCCATTGAACAGGCGGCGCTGAAAGTCATGCAGACTGCAGAGCCCCAGGCAATCAACGGGCTGATCTTTGCCTTGGAAGGGGACATGCTATACGGGCAGTGCTTCCTTACGGTAAGGCTCCCATCCGGGAGAAAGCTGTTTTACCCGAAGCCTTTTTTACAGGAAAACCAGTTCGGGAAAATGGCGCTGCATTATTACAGCACGGGGAGCAACAAGAAGTGGGGCGTGGAATCCACTTATGGCGGAAAGATGACAGAGAACATTGTCCAGGCAATCGCAAGGGACTGCCTGGCGGAAACCTTAAAACGGATCGAGGACAAAGGGCTGCATGTGGTATTCCATGTGCATGATGAGGTGATCATCGATGCACCAGAAGAGACAACTGTGGATGAGATCTGCGGGCTGATGGCAGACCCGATCCCGTGGGCCCCGGGGCTTATCCTTAAAGGGGCAGGATTTGAAGGACAGTATTACATGAAGGACTAGGAGGGAACGTATGCAGTACAACAGAATGCTGAAAATCAGTACAGCCGGGAGCAGAAAGGCCATGCGCTGGCCGAAGAGCTCCATCCTCTGGTCTGAGTTTACGGAAAAACTGAAAATGCCGGTGCGCGGCACCGAGACCATGGAAGAGTACCTGGCAATGCCCAAAGCAAGGCAGGCGGAGCTGAAAGACGTGGGCGGCTATGTGGGCGGTACCTTTACCGGGGACAGGAGGAAGGCCTCCGGTGTGGAAGGCAGGGACCTTGTCACACTGGACCTGGACAATATCCCTGCAGGACAGACGGAGGATATCTTAAAAAGGGTGTCCGGGCTTGGCTGTGCCTCCATGGTGTACAGTACCCGGAAACACGCAGGGTATGCCCCCAGGCTGAGGGTTGTGATCCCCCTTGACCGTACCGTGACTGCGGATGAATATGAGCCTGTTGCACGTAAGATTGCGTCCCTGATCGGCATCCGGTTCTGTGACCCGACAACCTTTGAAGCGTCCAGGCTCATGTACTGGGGAAGCTGCTGTTCCGACGGCGAGTACGTGGCAGAGGTATATGACAACCCGTTCTGCAGCGCGGACGGCATCCTGGCCATGTACGGGGACTGGACAGACGTATCCCAATGGGCGCAGGTGCCCGGCAGTGAGGCAATTGAAAAAAGACGCCTGGCAAAGCAGGAAGACCCGACAGCGAAACGCGGGATCATCGGTGCATTCTGCCGTACTTATACCGTCACCCAGGCTATGGACAGATTCATCCCGGGTATGTATGAGGAGACGGATGTGCCCGGGCGTTACACCTACACAGGAGGCTCCACACAGGGCGGCGCCGTGGTATATGACGGGGACCTGTTCCTGTACAGCCACCATGCAACAGATCCCTGTTCCGGACTTCTGGTCAATGCCTTTGACCTGGTAAGGCTGCATAAGTTCGGGGACCAGGATGCGGATGTAAAGGAAGGAACCCCGAATAACAAGCTGCCGTCTTTTCTGTCCATGTCCAGGCTTGCCCTGGAGGACAAGGCAGTATCGGATCTGATGTCAAAGGAACGTTTTGAGAATGCGAAGGAAGCCTTTGCGGCAGGGAATACACCCCAGGCAGGACAGGAAGCAGACGAGGACACCAGCTGGGTCTACAGCCTTACCAAGGACGCCAGCGGACGTTTTGAAAAGACCATAAACAATGCGGTCATCATCCTGGAGCATGATCCCCTCCTGAGGGGGAAGATCGTGACGGATGAGTTTGCCAGCTGCGGGATGGTGCTCGGGAGGATGCCCTGGGATGAAAGGGACGAAAAGCGCAGATGGAAGGACGTGGATGACGCTGGCTTTTACCGGTACATGGAAACCTTTTATGGCCTTACCGGACGTGAGAAGCTGGATAACGCCCTTCTGCTGGTCAGTTCCCAGAACCGGATCAATGATGTGAAAAGATACCTGCAGGGGCTGAAATGGGATGGCAGGAAACGTGTGGACGGGCTCCTTGCGGATTACCTTGGCGCGGAAGACAATGCCTATACCAGGGCTGTTATGAGGAAGTCCCTGTGCGCAGCCGTGGCAAGGGCCGTGAATGGTGGTTCCAAGTTTGACAATATGCCCATATTTGTAGGTCCCCAGGGGATCGGAAAGAGCACCTTTCTTGGCATCCTGGGAAAAGAATGGTTCTCGGATTCTTTGACAACCTTTGAAGGCAAGGAAGCCGCAGAGCTGATACAGGGTACCTGGATCAATGAGATCGGGGAGCTGACAGCGTTTACCAAACAGGAAACACAGGTGATCAAACAGTTTTTAAGCAAGACAGATGACATATACCGCGCAGCTTACGGAAAGCGGACGGAGAAATACCCGCGGCGCTGTGTGTTCTTCGGGACGTCCAATGACACAGAGTTCCTGAAGGATGCCACCGGAAACCGGCGTTTCTGGCCCGTGGATGTGGGGGTGCATAAAGCCACAAAATCCGTATGGGAAGATCTCCCTGATGAAGTGGACCAGATATGGGCAGAAGCTTACGTATACTGGCAGATGGGCGAGAAGCTGTTCCTGCCAAAGGAAATCGAATGCCTGGCAGAGGCAGCCCAGAAGGAGCACAGGGAGTCTTCCGGAAAGGAAGGGCTTATCCTGGAATACCTGGAAAAGCCGGTCCCTGAGAACTGGAACAGCATGAAGCTGATGGACCGCAGGACATACCTGAACGGGAACATGAAAGCCGCGGAAGAGGTGAAACTGGTACCAAGGATGAGTGTCTGTGCAATGGAGATCTGGGTGGAGTGCTTTGGCAGCGACCCACGCTATATGCAGCGCCGGGACAGTGCCGAGATCAACAACATTCTGATGGGGATCCCAGGCTGGGAAAAGGAAAGATCTTCCGGGCGGCATGGCATTTACGGGACACAGAGAGGGTTCCGCAGGTGTCAACAAACTTAGCCAACAGACCAGAAAAAGGCAGATTTAAGTTTGTTGACGTTGACCGGGGCAAAAAACATTGTCAACGGCATGTGACACAGTTTGTAGACAGCTGAAAAGCCTGAAAATCCAACAAAAGCTAATAAATGTCTACAATGTCAACAAACTCTCTATATAAATATAAAAATAGATATAAGTAGGATACCTAATAGCACCTAGCGCGCCTAAAAATAGACACGTATACGCGCGTGAGAGTGTTGCAGACAGGAGGACTAAGAATGCGGGAAAAAGAGATTGAGAAAATCCTGGTGGACGAGGTAAAGCGTCTGGGAGGCAGGGCATACAAGTGGACAAGCCCCGGCAACGACGGTGTGCCGGACCGGATCGTGATCCTTCCGGACACCAGGGTGATATTCGTGGAACTGAAAACAGACACAGGGGTGCTGAGCCCCCTGCAGAAGATCCAGATCGGCCGGCTGAAAAAACTGGGGCAGTGGGTGGAAGTGGTAAAAGGCATCCGGGGCTTAAAAGTGTTCTTTGAGGACCTGGGGTATGCAGACACGGCATCCAGGATCGCGACAAAGTACAGGCTGGGGCAAGGAGCAGAAAGATGATATTTAAACCACACGCATACCAGCAGCACTGTATCAACAAGGTCATAGAGATCGCGAAGCTGGGGCTTTTCCTGGACATGGGGCTTGGCAAGACGGTCACCACACTGACGGCCATCCGCCAGCTGAAGTATGACCGGTTCGAAGTACGGAAGGTCCTGGTGATCGCACCGAAGAAGGTGGCAGAAGGAACCTGGACCCGGGAAAAAGACAAGTGGGAGCACACGAAGATCCTCCGGGTCTCACCAGTGCTTGGCAGCCAGGCAAAAAGGATCCGGGCTTTAAACACACCCGCAGACATATACATCATCAACCGGGAAAACGTGTGCTGGCTGGTTGATTACTACCGGAATGACTGGCCGTTTGACATGGTGGTCATTGACGAGTCCAGCAGCTTTAAGAGCCACACGGCAAAACGCTTCAAAGCGCTGGCAAGCATCAGCTGCCGGATCACAAGGCTGGTGGAGCTGACCGGAACCCCGTCACCGAACGGGCTTGACGATCTATGGTCCCAGGTATTCCTCCTGGACGGAGGGGAACGCCTGGGAAAAAGGTATACGCAGTTCCGGGAACGGTACTTCGATCCGGGACGCCGCGGGGCAGACGGGATGGTCTATGATTACAAAGCCAAGCCGGGGAGCGAGCAGAGCATCCTGGAGCAGATATCCGACATCTGCATCAGCATGAAAGCTGAAGATTACCTGCAGCTTCCGGACATCATCTACCACACGGTTCCGGTAGTCCTGGACACGAAAGCTCTGAAGGCTTACCAGGAAATGGAGCAGAAGATGGTTCTGGAGCTTCCGGAGGACGAAGAAGAGATCAGTGTTACCAGCGCAGCGGCGCTGAGCAACAAACTTCTTCAGCTGGCAAACGGCGCTTTGTATGACGATGACCACCAGGTACATGAGATACATGACTGCAAGCTGGAAGCCTTTACGGAACTGATCGAGAGCCTGCAGGGAAAACCGGCACTGGTCTTTTATAATTTCCAGCATGATAAGACCAGGATCCTGAAAGCGCTGGAAAAGACAAAGCTGCAGATCCGGGAACTGAAAAAGCCCCAGGATGAAGATGACTGGAATGCCGGAAAGATCGACATCCTCCTGGCGCACCCTGCAAGTGCAGCTTACGGACTGAACCTGCAGCAGGGCGGGAACCATGTCATCTGGTTCGGGCTTACCTGGAACTACGAGTTATACACACAGGCGAACAAAAGGCTTCACCGCCAGGGACAGACCGAAAAAGTGATCATACACCATCTGGTAAGCACCGGCACCCGTGATGAGGATGTGATGCAGGCCCTGGAGAAAAAGGACGATGTCCAGAACTGGGTGATGGAAAGCCTGAAAGCAAGGATAAAGGCAATCAAGGAGGGCAGAAAGTAATGGATTTAGCGAAACGGATAAGGGCTATAGGAGAATCCGCCGGCAGGATGGACGGAAGGCTGCCGGTTGGAAAGGTAAAGTGTCAGGGATGCGGAAAGGAGATCTGTTCCGATGATGACCTGACGGACGTAGAGTATGTGAAGACAAAAAGAAACTCGGACATATTTTTCCACACTGACTGCATGAACCAGGTGTGGAAGCGTGGGATCTGTTGAGGAGGTTAATCTATGCTACAGGAAATGAAGTTAGAGGACGCATTGAAGAGGTTTCTCCGGGGGAGAAAAGTCCTGGTCATGTATGATGAGATGCTCGAAGCTGATAAACCAGCATTTACAGTAGAGCCACTGGAAGAAATGCTGAAAAGAAATCGCTTCCTGGTTGAGGTGCCGGCTGTGGAGAATCCGGATTTTAAAGAGGCTGTGCATCAGATGGCAGCATCGGAAAAACTGCCCCCCCAAGAGCCAGTTCGGGAAGAAACAGAGGCAGCGCCTATGAAGACCAATAAAAATCTGACGCGGGAGTCAAGAGGCTATACCGGATTTTTACATATCCGCTGTGAGCACTGTGGTAAGACAAAGACTTTCTGTGCAAAACATCAGCTTAGTTATTACGGCTGTAAAGAATGCGGCAAGAAGACGGACCTGAAGGATCTGAAACTGGCATTTATCAACTGTGAATGTGGCGGTACGGCAAGATATTTTACGAATGAGACTGCAGAGCTGATTGAGCTGGACTGTATAAACTGCGGTATGCCTGTCGCACTGAAATACAACGCCAAGAAGAACCTGTATGAAACGATAAGGAGCTGACCATGGCAGAAAAATATAAAACATGTAAACACAGTACCGGCAGAGTGGGAGAGCTGATCGTATACGTTCACCCGACCTGTCCGAGGCTGTCAATGATAAAAGGCACTTTATGTAGCAGTAAGATTCGCTGTCGGGAGTGCAGGAGCTGGGAGGTAAAAAAATATGAGATTGATTGATGCGGATCTATTAACCCAAAAAGTAAAAGGTTGGTTAAATACAGATCCCAATTCAGATAGCATAATGATAGATGCTAACGAAAGTGTTGCATGTGTACTCAGGGAAATCGAAGAGCAGCCAACCGCCTATGATGTGGACAAGGTGGTGGAGCAACTGAATGAATTAAAAGAATATGATGTATGTGCGAACATTTCTTGTGAAACGTGTAGCTATACAGGCCAATGCTGGGAGGGTGAAAGAGGACAAAAGGTTGCAATAGATAGAGCAGTAGAAATTGCGAAAGGTGGTGGGATTGAATGGTAGATGTAATCGTTGCAATGGGTGTTGGCGTGCTGATCGGAGCCTTCGGTGTGATCGCCTGGCTCCTGCATGATTAAAAACAGAGGTGTAAAATGAATAAAGAAAAATACAAGGATCCCACAGCTGAATATGCGATAGCTGAAGCAGAGAAGTGGGAGCGGCAGCAGAAGCGGTTGGAAGAGAAACATGGAATCAAAAGAGGGGATGTTATTCAGATCATACAAACCAGCTATGCTTCTGGTGACGGGAAGATCATCACCCAAAAGGTGAAAGCCAGGATAAAAGCATTATATCCTCATGTAGTGCAATTACAGTTATCAAACGGCATAACCAGATCACCAACATACTGGGAACTGGAACGACTGAAAGCAGGAGGTGGTACCGATGGACAGGGACATTCTGGAACAATACCTGGAGATAAAGGGGGAAATCCGTGACCTGAAAGAACGGATAGACCGGGACCAGCACAGACTGGAAAGAATCAAAGCAGAAGGTGTTGTATCAGACACAGTCAGAGGCACAAGAAAAGATGGAACCATAGGGCCAATCAAGATAACCGGTTATCCCCTTCCGGAAGCAGACCAGGTGAAGAACATGATAAAAAAGGGGGTGTTAAAGCTACATATCCTGGAAGATGAGCTGCAGGAAGCTGTAAATGCAGTGGATGATTTTATCGAGAAAATTCCAAAGAGTGATCTGAGAATGATGTTTCGATTTTACTATCTGGATGACATGACCTGGGCAGCAGTCGCCATTAATATGAATTACCGTTTTCCGAAGCGGCGGATTAAATATACAGAAGATAATTGCCGGATTCGCCATGACAGATATTTGAAAGATAATTTAGGAAAATTATAAAATGTTCGGTCATGTTCGCTTTTTCCATGGTACTATTTAGACTGGGATTGGTGAAAAGATTTCATAAAGCTCCTTATTAAGTGATTGCCAGGTGTCACAGCCTGGCAGTTGATTTGGTTAGTACCAGACCAAGGCCAAAGGTACTGTTACTGCTTAGCAGTTAAGCGGCGTTTATGTGTTTTGCAGGAATGGACTCACTTGTACGATAATCAAGGGAAAAACCTGCTTTGCTGTGACATTCTGGACGGCAATGTATCAGGAGCACAGCTACCGGAACACCTCCCCGATCGGGAGGGAGCATGAGCCGTTAAACCGAGCCGCAGGTTCGAGTCCTGGTGTTCCGATTCAGCTCCTCATAATATTATTCCTAGAAAGACATCTGACTATTAATGGTTGGGTGTCTTTTTGCATAGATGCAAAATTATATAAAAATGTGCTGAAAAAGTAATTGCATTTTTGGAGAGATTTTTGTCGAAATATAAGATATGATGGAAGAAATAAAAAATGGGGGCATATTAATATGGCAAATATTATTGCAATTGTATGGGATTTTGATAAGACATTAGTAGACGGATATATGCAAGATCCTATTTTTGAAGAGTATGGGGTTGATTCAAAAGATTTTTGGAAAGAGGTTAATCAGCTTCCGGCCAAGTATATGAAAGAACAAGATGTATTAGTTAATCCCGATACAATATATCTTAATCAGTTTATTAAGTATGCAAAAATGGAAAGTTTAAAGGCTTAACAAATAAAAAACTATATGAATTTGGAGCAAAACTTAAGTTTTATAACGGTGTACCTGAAATATTTGAAAAAACAAAGAAACTGATAGAAGATGATCCTAAATATAAAGAATATGACATAAAAGTTGAGCACTACATAGTTAGTACAGGAATGACACAGGTAATAAAAGGTTCATCTGTCATGCCATATGTGGAACATGTGTGGGGATGCGAATTGATTGAAGGCGAAGATAAAGATGGAAAACCATGTATTTCAGAGATTGGATATACAATTGACAATACCAGTAAAACTCGTGCTTTGTTTGAAATTAATAAAGGAGTTCACAGTGGGGACTCTCGTGAAGGCGTGAATGCAAATACTAAAATCCCGGAAGAATTCAGAAGAGTACATTTTATAAATATGGTTTATGTAGCAGATGGTCCAAGCGACATTCCTGCCTTTTCTGTTGTGAATAAAAATGGCGGCGCTACATTTGCAATATATCCAAAGGGTGACTCAAGAGCTTTGCGACAGGTTGAGCAAATGAGGGTTGAGGGACGAATCAATATGTATGCTGAGGCTGATTATTCAGAAGGAACGATGGCTTATATGTGGATTTGCAACAAAATAACAGAATTTGCAGACGGTATTCGAAAAGAGGAACGGAGAAAAATAGCAAAATATGCAGAATCTGCAGGACCAAAACATTTGGTTGATTAGATTATAGGATTAATCATGGACAACACACGCACCAACAAGGCAGCCTCCCCGGGGGCTGCTTTTGTTGTACCCAAAAACGACGAATAGAGGTGATGAGACATGGCCAGAGCGCCGGATCCAAGAATTGAACAGGCGAAGGCTATGTGTCTGAAAGGCATAAAATTAGTTGAGATTGCAAGTCAACTGAATCTGCCGGAAGGTACTGTTCGAAGTTGGAAAAATAGATATAAATGGGATTGCAACGTTGCAAAAGAAAAACGCAACGTTGCAAAAAGGAAAAAAGGCGGTCAGCCAGGCAATCAAAATGCAACCGGTCCGCCGGAGAATAAGAATGCAGTTAAGACAGGAGAGTTTGAGACTCTCTTTTTTGATTGCTTAGAACCAGATGAACAGAAGCTGATCCAGACAGTACAGCCAGATAAAGAGCAGCTGCTTCTGCAGGAGATTCAGCTGCTGACTGTCCGGGAACGGCGTATGTTAAAGCGGATTGAATCCCTGAAGCTCCTGGAGCAGACTTCGGATCCGGAAGATGACCAAGGGGAGGATGAGCTTGAAAAAGCCCCTCCCGGAATGTCTGTCACAAAATACAAATCCGGTATGGAGAAAGGCAAGCCAACACTCCTGAGGGAATACGAAGGAATCCTTGGTCAGATCCAGTCCATCGAGGATGCTTTGACCAGAGTCCAGGCCAGACGCCAGAGGGCAATTGAAGCTCTGCATAAGTTTGGTTATGATGATGCTCATCTGGAACTTGAAACTATGAAGTTCGAGCTGGAGCTTCTGAAACAGGATGGACAGAACGAGGATGATACAGATGACGGCTTCCTGGAAGCCATGAATGCTTCTGCCGAAAATGTCTGGGGTGATGAGGATGTATGAGAAACTAAACAGCCTTAAGAAGCGCCTGCAGCAGATGAAGCAGAACCGGACAACCAGACAGAACGGCCAGACATTTCACTTCTCTCCATTCTCAAAGAAGCAAAAACAGGTACTGACCTGGTGGTGCAAAGAATCCACAGTCCATGACAAAGATGGAATCATAGCAGACGGAGCTATCCGATCAGGAAAGACTGTCAGCATGTCGCTGTCTTTTGTTATGTGGGCAATGAGCAGCTTTGCAGGTCAGAACTTTGCCATGTGCGGAAAGACAATCGGTTCCTTCCGGCGAAATGTTTTGTTCTGGTTGAAGCTCATGCTCCGGTCAAGAGGTTACTCCATCACGGATCACAGAGCAGACAATCTGGTAGTTGTGCGGAAAAATGGCATTGAAAACTATTTCTACATCTTTGGCGGCAAGGACGAGCGTTCCCAGGATCTGATCCAGGGTATTACACTGGCTGGTGTGTTCTTTGATGAGGTTGCACTGATGCCGGAATCATTCGTAAACCAGGCAACAGGACGTTGCTCTGTGAAAGGCTCCAAGTTTTGGTTTAACTGTAACCCGGACGGACCGTATCACTGGTTCAAGGTCAACTGGATTGATAAAGCCACGGGCTACCTGGGAAAAGAACAGGTTAGAAAGATCCGCCAGAAGGCAAAAGCAGAAGGCAAGGATCCAGGACTGAAAGAGCTTCTGTATCTGCATTTCACCATGAATGACAACCTGTCCCTGGATGAAGAGGTAAAAGCCAGATACCGCAGCATGTATATTGGCGTATTCTTCAAGCGTTACATCCTGGGCTTATGGGAAGCAGCCGAGGGCGTCATTTATGATATGTTTGACGAAGCCAGGCATGTCCGTGACATCAAAGATTTCTTCCAGCTTCTGCTCAACGGCAACCGCTATGTTTCCTGTGACTATGGTACTCAGAATGCAACCGTCTTCCTGCTCTGGAACAAAGGCAGAGATGGAGTCTGGTACTGCATCCGGGAATATTATTATTCTGGTCGAGATAAAGGTAGGCAGAAAACAGATTCTGAGTATGCAGATGACTTAAAAGAATGGCTGGATGGGACGAAGATAAAAGCTGTTATTGTGGATCCATCTGCAGCTTCCTTCATTGCAGAGCTCCGCAAGCGCGGATACAAAGTGCTGAAAGCCAACAATGATGTGCTGGATGGAATCCGCCTGGTGGGAATGCTGCTGAATTTAGAACTGTTGAAATTTGCCAGCTCCTGTACAGAAACTATAAAAGAATTTGCTTCCTACATCTGGGATGAAAAAGCCCTGGAACGTGGAGAGGACAAGCCTGTTAAGCAGCACGATCACAGCTGTGATGCTGTACGTTACTTTGTGAGCACAGTGCTTGGTAGCAGGGTAGCGAGACTTCGAGAAATAAGTAGGTGAGAACGATGTATATATTTACAATTCCAAGAGAAAAATTTGACGAGCGGGCACCGGACAAAAGGATCATCCGTCAGCTGATCAGTAAGCACATCAGCCAGGTTGGAGATCTGAAAAAGAACATGGCTTATTACCAGGGCAAACATAAGATTCTGGAAGATGCCAAGCGGGAAAACAGGCTGGTATGCAACCATGCAAAGGACATTTCAGACACAGCCAGCAGTTATTTTATCGGAAATCCGGTTACTTATAAGTCAGATGCTGATATAAAGGATTTGACAGATTCATTGGAGACAGCAGGGGCGGATGAGACTGACGGTGATAATGGTCTGGATCTTTCCATCTATGGCCTGGCTTATGAATATGTGTATGTGAAAGAAAATGAGAATAATCTACTGACCAAGAACCTGTCCCCGGAAAATACGTTCATGGTAAAAGATGACAGCATAGAGGAAAACGAGCTCTTTGCTGTCTATTATTATGTCCGGAAAGATGATTCGGGGACGGGACCGGAGCATTACATAGCAACCGTGCTGACGCCGAATTACAAGTATGAGCTGGACATCCAGAACAATGAAGTACCGCAGCTGACAACAGAACTGCCAGTTCCCCATTATCTGGGAGAAATCCCGATTATTGAGTATCTAAACAATAAGCTGGCAATCGGTGACTTTGAGCTTCAGATTCCTCTGATCGACGCTTACAACGCGCTGATGAGCGACCGTATCACAGACAAGGAGCAGTTTATTGATGCCATCCTTGCCATTTATGGTACGCTGCTCTCAGATGAGGATGAGCCTGGTACAGAAGAGGAAGATCAGAACATCAAAAAGGCAAAAGAAAGGCTGAAAAAGTACAAGGTACTGGAAATGCCGGACACAGCGAAGGCAGAGTACCTGACCAGGACGTTTGATGAATCTGGCGTGGAGATTCTGAAGAAGGCTATTGAACAGGATATCCACAAGTTTTCCCATATTCCCTGTATGTCAGATGAATCCTTTGGTGGAAATGTGTCTGGTGTGGCTATGGAGTTTAAGCTCCTGGGAATGGAGAATATCACCAAGATAAAGACCAGATATTACAGAAAAGGTTTAAGAAAGCGCATTCGGATTTTTTGCAATTATCTGGCACTCCATGGCAAGAGTGTGGATCCGGCCGGAATCACAATGACCTTTACCAGGGCACTGCCGAAGAATCTGCTGGAGATCTCCCAGATTGTGGCAAACCTGTGGGGAAAAGTAAGCAGAAAAACACTACTGTCCCAGGTACCATTTGTGGATGATGTGGACGAGGAACTGAAAGCTTTGGATGAAGAGACAGAAGAGAACCTGAAACGGCAGCAGGAGGTCTTTGGCATGCAGGAGAACACACCACCGCAAGATGGTAATCTGGATCACAAGGAACCAGGTAAATCTGAAAAGGATGATGCTGAATGAGCAACTACTGGGAAAGACGCGCCGTGTGGGACTTATACAAGAATCTGGATGATGCGGAAGCCACAGCTGATCTGATTGCAAAAGTGTACAGAAGTGCTTCTATGAATCTGACTTACGCTGCGAAAGATATATTTGAAAAGTATATGACAAAACACAAATTGTCAGAGACAGAAGCGCGCCGGTTGTTAGATACCTTACAGGATAAGACTTCTTTAGATGAACTGTTGCAGACACTGAAGAATAAAGATTATTCAGAAAAGAACAAGCAGGAGCTTGTCCAGGAACTGGAATCTCCGGCATACCGCGCAAGGCTTGAAAGACTCCAGGATGTTATGCAGCAGGTAGATAAGCTGATGGAAAATGTCTATCACCAGGAGCAGCAGTTTGACACCAGTTTCCTCCGTAATCTGGGAGAAAAGGCTTATTACCAGTCTATTTACAATATTCAGAAGCGTACCGGTCTTGGCTTCAGCTTTTCCCATATCAGCCAGAAACAGGTTGATCAGGTGCTGCGGATGAACTGGTCTGGAAAGCATTACTCAAAGCGTATCTGGAAGAACACAGAAAATCTGGCGCAGACATTGAAAGAAGAAATGCTGGTCAGTCTTCTCACAGGCCGTACTGATCGGGAAACAGCACAAATTATTGAATACAAGTTTGGGGCGGGAGCTATCCAGGCAAGACGGTTGGTGAGGACAGAGAGCTGCTTTGTAGCTGGTGAGCTTACCGCCAGGGCTTATGAGGAGTGCGGTGTAGAGAAATACCGGTATCTCGCAACTCTGGACTTACGTACCAGTGAGATCTGCCGGAGTCTGGATGGAAAAGTATTTTTACTGTCAGAGAGGCAAGTGGGAAAGAACTATCCGCCCATGCATCCCTGGTGCCGTTCTACAACCATTAGTATTATTGATGAAAAAACTCTCGCCCGGATGAAAAGAAGCGCTTATAATCCGGCTACAGGCCGTATAGAGAAGGTGCCAGCGAATATGACCTATGACCAGTGGTATGAGAAATACGTGAAAGGGAATGCCAAAGCTGAGGCGCAGGAGAAGGCTACTAAGAACAGTGCATCAGACCGGGAACAGTATGAACGCTATCAGAAAGCCCTGGGAAAAGAAATTCCAAAAAGTTTTGCAGGATTCCAGGAAATCAAGTATAATGAACCTGAGAAATGGAGATTTATGAAGCTGGATTACCAGAGAAGGAATGAGCTTCTGCAGCATCCAGAGTTGAAACTGCCGAATGCAGAAAACGCAATTTTGCCAGAGCCTAAGTTTACGAAATATCTGTTTGATGAGAACAGTGAGAAAGGTTATCCTAAGGGCAGAGCCTTTACAGATCGCTTGGGTTATGGAATAGATAATTGGCAGAAACTTCAGAAAGCGTTGAAAGAAGGCACAACGCAGTATCCGGCCATATTCAAAGGAAATGAAGGATTTGGTGATAGATATGAACAGAAAATGGTTTTGTATGGCCTTAAGGACACACCAGCAAATGTAATTGTTGCATGGATCAAAAAGGCTGATGGCACAACAAAGCTGACCAGTACGTACATTAAGGAGGCGAAGTAAATGCATATAAAAGAATTTGATACAGTTCTTCTGAAAGATGGACGGAAGGCAGCAGTTGTTGAGATATTAGATGATACACATTTCCTTGTGGATGTAGGGGATTCGCCTGCTGACTGGGATACTATTAACGCAACTATGGATGATATAGAAAAGGTAATTTCTAACTAACGATTGTTAATACCGTTACAAAAACAATGATAGCACGCCATAAGACGTGTTATTTTTGTGCTTATTTTTAAAAATTTGCGCCGGCGCAAGAGGAGGTGAGAACCATGAAAATAAAAGCAATCAAGCGTTACAGCGACATCCGTCTGCACAAGGTAATCGAATCTGGTACCGTCCTGGAGGTGGACGAGGCAAGGGCTGATCAACTGGTGAAGGAAGGCATGGCTGAAATCGTGAAGGAACCAGCTAAGACCGCACAGAGAAAGGAATAGGTGATCCAATTATCTCCCTTTGGGACGCAGGGTGACGCGTCTTATTTTTATGCTCCGAAACGAGGGTAAACTAAAAAATCTGAAACGAATGGCCCGGGTCCTACAAGGAAATAGGCTGGGCGGAAAGGATAGACATGAGAAATAGAGTTGTAAAAGCATTTTGTAAAGTACCAATGAACCTGCAGCTTTTTGCAGAAGGAGGAGACGACGCTGGGGCTGATGGCGGCAATGGCGGTGGATCTGGCGAGAGCGCAGGCGGTGAAGGTGGAGCTGGTGGAGATACCCCTCCATCTTTTGATGACTTCCTGAAGACCGGCGGCAACCAGGCGGAGTTTGACAGACGTGTCCAGAAGGTGGTCAATACGGCAGTGACAAAAGCCCAGGAGAAGTGGCAGGCACTGGCGGATGATAAGCTTTCCGAAGCTGAGAAGCTGGCCAAGATGACTAAGGAAGAAAAAGCGCAGTACATGCAGCAGAAAAGAGAAAAGGAGCTTACTGACAGAGAGGCAGCAATCACACGCAAGGAACTGATGGCAGAAGCCAAGAACACCCTTGCCAGTGACGGGCTTCCCCAAGAGCTTGCAGAGGTGCTGAATTATTCAGACGCTGATACCTGCAAGAAATCCATGGAGAAAGTCAAGGAAGTGTTCCAGAGGGCTGTAGAAACTGCAGTGGAGGAAAAGCTGAAAGGCGGCAAGCCTCCGAAAAAAGCATCTGGCGGTGACGCACAGAAAGCCCTGGAAGAACAGGTGTATAACATTATGATGGGTAGAAATTAAAGGAGAGTGAATAAAGTATGGCAATTAACACATTAGCAGCTGCAACCTTATTTATGACTATGCTGGATAAGGTAGCAGTACAGGAAGCAACCACCGGTTGGATGGACGCCAATGCAGGACGTGTGATCTATAATGGTGGTGATGAAGTAAAAATCCCGACAATGGCCCTTCAGGGAATGGGAGATTATGACAGGGACAATGGATATACACAGGGCTCTGTTACTCTGAAATATCAGACTAAAACAATGACTCAGGATCGTGGACGTCTGTTCAATCTTGATCCAATGGATATTAACGAGGCGAACTTCATTCCAACAGCGTCTGCTGTTATGGGTGAGTTCCAGAGAATGCACGTAGTGCCGGAGATCGACGCTTACCGTATCTCTAAAGTAGCTACAGAGGCAATCACAGCTGAAAAGGCAGGAATGGTGGATTACGGCTATACTCCGGGAGCCACTGGAACTTCTGCGCTTAGAGCTTTTAAAGAAGGTATCAAGGCGGTACAGGATAACTATACCGGACCTCTTGTATGCCAGGCAACTACTGATTTTATCATGGAGCTGGAATTGGAACTTGCCGGAAAGATTACCGCGACAACCTTTTCTAAAGGCGGTATTGACACACAGGTTCCTTCTGTGGATCGTGTGCCGATTATTCCAACATCCTCTAACCGTATGTATACTTCTATCAAAATCAATGATGGAAAATCAGAAGGACAGAAACAGGGCGGTTATGAAAAGGGAGCCACTGCAAAGAATATCAACTTCTTTATCTGCCCGGTAACCACACCGATTGCGATCACAAAACAGGATGTCATGAGAATCTTTGATCCGCTGGTTAACCAGAAATTAAACGCATGGCAGCTGGATTACCGTAGATTCCATGATATCTGGATCCTGGAGAACAAACTGGATTCCGTTTATGTGAATATCAAGGAGGCAAAAGCATGAGAGTGATCAAAGAAAATGTGGAACGTGAAGTGGATGCTTCCAAGTGCGAGCAGCTGCTCAAAGATGGCTATAAGCTGGTAGAGACTTCCGGGGATTCCAAAAAGGAATCCTCAGAGGCAAAAGCTCCTGGAGACCTTGACAGCATGGGCCTGGCAGAGCTTCGAGCTGTTGCCAAAGAAAAAGGTCTTTCCGGCTATTCCAGTCTGAGCAAAGAAGAACTGCTTGGCGTCCTGAAAGGGTGATTGGATTGACGGATGAAGAGAAGGCAAAAGCCATAGAGCGTTTAAAAATCCTTACCGGCAACAATGATGAGAAACTGATTGGAGTGTTGATTGACGAGGCGGAAGCGTTTGTTCTGGGGTATACCAACCGGACCAGGCTTGTTATCGGGCTTGAAAAAGCCGTGCGCGATCTTGCAGTGATTGCCTTGAACCGTCTGGGAACGGAGGGCGAGACAGGCAGAAGTGAAGGTGGTGAGTCCTATTCTTTCGACAATACTCCCAGGCAGATTTATGATGTACTGAACCGTTTCCGGCTAGCCAGAGTAGGAGGCAGAACCTATGAGACTAAGACAAAGCAGACTTGAGACTTATTATCATAGAAAACGGGTAGTAAAAAAGGACAATGAGGGCAGCACTTATGAAGAGTACGGTGCTGCCAGCTCCTTTTCTGGAGAGTCCTGGCCTGCTTCCGGGAAAGTCCAGGCGCAGCAGTATGGACAGCGACTTGGGTACATCCGTAATGTGAAAATTGATGGAGGATATGCCATCAAGCCGGATGAAAATGGACGGTTGCATTACATTCTGGATAATGGTATTGATCTGATGGAATTGGATGGAATCTGCCTGTTCGTTAGTGAGAATACTGAGCCGGATTACAGGATTGTTGCAATTAAACCATACCGTTTTCTGACGATGGAGGTGGAACGGACATGAGTGCGGAAGGTCTGGATGAACTGGAAATGAAGTTGAATCAACTGGCAGATATAGATCTGAAAAAGGCGGTTTCGGATGCAGTTCAAACTGTCAGAAGTGCTGCTATGAGTGTGCATGTAGACACGGGAGAATTGCAACAGAGTATTCATGCAGATGTGGAAGAAAACGGTGATACGGTAACTGGCACCTGCTGGACAAATAAGCCATATGCGCCTTACCTGGAATTTGGTACCGGACCGAAAGGTCAGGAGAACCATGCGGGCATTTCACCAGAGATTACGCCAGCCTATACGCAGAATCCCTGGTGGATCCATGAAAGCCAGGTGGATAGGCGTGTGGCTGAGAAATACCACTGGTTTTACCTGGATACTCCAGATGGCCGTTTTTATCTGTGCACTGGACAGCCCGCCTATCCGTTCATGTATCCGGCGTTAAAAGACAGTCAGGATCAGATCCTGGAAGGAATGAAAGCTGATTTTTCAGCTGCTATAAAGGAGAGCATTAAATGAAAAATGTAAAAGATGAAGTATTCGCGGCACTGTTCACTGTTTCAGAGCATGTGTCTGATACATACCCGAAAGAATGGGCAGGGAATGAACCAACCATTCAGTTTACCGAAGAAGACAACAGCGTCTTTGAAGGCAGTGGAAGTGCAGAAGGAATGAGAGAAGATAAATCCAAGGTACGGTACCGCATTGATATCTGGGATTTTAAAAATACCTCACCAACTGCGGTTGCTGTAGATAAGGCTGTGTCCGCTCTCGGGTTAAAGCGTATCGGCTGTGCAGATGTTCCGGATCCATCCGGCATGAAGCATAAGCAGATGAGGTACGAAGGAATTATTGATATGGATTCAGACCAGGTATACTGGCTGAATTAAGAAAGGAGATCGAAGCATGTTAGCAAATGGTGCAAAGTTAGGATATAAAAAGAAATCTGAAGCAAGCTCCGCGTATAAAGACCTTCCGGGATTGAAAGAGATTCCGGAGCTCGGCTCAGAGCCGGAAAAAGTAGAAAATACAACTCTTACAGACCCTCATAAGATGTATGAGCTTGGAATTGGTGACTTACCAGATATGGTGTATAAGTACAAGTACGATAACACTAAGGCAGACAGCCCGTATCGTGTTATGCGTCAGGCGGCAGAGGACAAAGAAGTATTAAGTTTTGAAGAGTCAGATATAGATGGCACCAAAATCCAGTATGACGCACAGGTCTCCGTAAAACGTACTGGTGGAGGCGTCAACGGTGTGATCGAGTTCGAACTGACTATGATCGTGCAGTCTGATATTGTATACGTGGATCCGGCATAAGGAGGTAGCACATGGAGAGTTTAGGCGGATTAAATGATGTGTCCGAAAAGGACGAGATGAAAGAGGAAAAGGTTGTAAACCTGGATGAAGAGAAAAAGAAGCGCAAGCCCTTCTGGTACTGGACAGTAAAAGGCAGGGATTACAGACTGAAACTGAAAGCTTCTACAATTGGCAAGCTGGAGAACAAGTATCGCCAGAATATTATGAACCTGGTGGAAGATATGCCCTCCCTGTCGGTCATGCTGACTATTATTCAGGCGGCTATGGAGCCCTGGGAGCATGGGATTGATTACCCGGATATCCAGAAGATTTACGATTCCTGGACAGAGGAAGGGGGAAACCAGGTTGATCTGTTCAAAAAGGTGGTAATCCCTACCCTGGTGGTTTCGGGTTTTTTCCCGGAGAAACAGGCTCAGAGCATCATGGAGGAGCTGGAGAACCAGTAAAGACAACCTCAGAGTTTCTGAGTGAATTGTACCCGCATGCCCTTGATGCAGGTATTTCCATTGACCTGTTTTGGAATTCTTCTGTAAATGAGATCATAGACATGCTGGAAAGCTACGGCAGACGGAAAGAGCAGGAACGTAAGCTGAAAATTCAGGACGATTTCATTATAGCAGAAGTGATTGCACTTAATATCCTGGCACCTGTTGCTGGTGATAAAGAGGCAATGCCCCATCCCTGGGATTACTATCCAAGCTTTTTTGAGATTGAGAAAAAGTCCTGGGAAGAGAATCAGCTGAAACGGCAGATGGAAGATTATAGGGAACGAAGAAAAGCATATATTGCAGAAGTAAACAGACGAAGGCAGTTAGGCTTATAACCCGACTGCCAGTTTTTATGCCTTGAGGAGGTGAAATGAATGGCAGACGATAAGAATCTTGCAACCTTAAAGGTTACCGTGACAGCGGATAAGAGCCCATTGAAAAAAGCACTGGACAGTGCCAAACAGGACACTGCGAAAAGTACATCGCAGATCCAGGGGATGCTGCAGAAAATCAGAAAAACAATGTCCTCTGTTTCTTTAAAGGGAATGGTAAAAGACTTTCAGGTGAAATCTGGAATAAAAGTACCAACTCAGGAATTTAAAGATGCAACTGAGAGCTTATATGAGTTAAAGCGTAGTCTTGAAGAAGCTAATGAAGTGCTTGATAAATATTATAGTAAACGAGAAAAGATGGAAGCCTTGGGCGTAAAGACAGAAAGCAAATCTTGGAAATCTTTAGCATATGACATTGAAAATGCAGAGGCAGCAGTAAAGAGATATAGTAAAGCAGTAGATGCAAAAGAGTCTGAAATAGTCGAACTTCAAAAAGGAAGCGGATATAAAAGAGGATATTCATTTCCAAAAGAAATGCTAAAAGGCATTGGTAAAGTAGCAGGTCTCGGTGCATCAGCGGTTTCGAAAGGCTGGGGTGGACTGGTAAGAATCCTTGGCGGAGTCACCTCTGCATTTTCAAAAGTAGGCGGTGTGATCAGACGTACATCTGGTTTATTCGGTGCACTGATTCAGAAATTCACAAGCGGAATTCCTATTCTAAACCGGTTCACCGGTGGAGTAAAAGACAATGGCAGTTCCTTTGGCGGCGGACTGAAAAATCTGCTGAAGTATTCCTTGGGAATCCGAAGTCTGTTTGCCTTGGTGAACAAGCTACGGAGTGCACTGGTGGATGGATTCAAAAATCTGTCTCAATACAGCGGGGATACCAATAACAGCCTTTCCATGCTGATGTCTTCTTTGACTCAGCTGAAAAATGCTTTTGCAGCAGCATTTGCACCGGTACTGAATATTGTGGCACCAATCCTGAATGCAGTAATCCAGAAAATCATTTCTGTAGTAAATGCAATTGGACAGCTTACCAGTGCTTTGACCGGCGCCGGTACCTTTATCAAAGCCAAACAGCTGAATCAGAATTATGCTGCAAGTCTTGACAAGAACACAAAGAGCGCCAACAAGGCAAATGATGCAAATAAAAAGCTGCAGCGTACACTTCTTGGGTTCGACCAGATCAATAAACTGGATGATACGTCCGGTTCCAGTTCTTCTGACAGTGCCGGTACTGGTGGTCTTACCGGAAAGGACATGTTTGAGACACTGAATGTTTCAAACGAAATGAAAGCACTTGCGGCGCAGATGAAAGAAGCCTGGAGAAATGCTGATTTCACTGAAATCGGCAGAATTGTTGGACACAAGCTGAATTCAGCCTTGCAGAACATTCCATGGGATTCTATTCAGAATACCTGCAACCGGATTGCAAAGAGCACAGCTACATTCCTGAATGGTTTCATAGAGGCTGCGGACTGGAATTTAGTTGGGAACACGCTATCCCAGGGAATTAACACGGTATTCGGAACTGCTAATACCTTTGCTGAGAATTTCAACTGGGGAAGCCTGGGAAATGCCGTAGGGAACGGTATCAATGGGGCTCTTGGCGGTCTTGACTGGAATCTGATCAATGAGACGGTCTTTAATATTGCAAAAGGTATTACGGATGGACTGAACGGATTTATCCAGACAACAGACTGGGGACTGGTAGGGCATTCGCTTGGAAGCGGGATTAATACAGTTATAGGTTTTATTCATACTGCAATAGAGAATTTTGACTGGAGCGGAACCGGTAATGCATTGTCTGAATTTGTAAACAGCGCGATCCAGACGGTTGACTTTGCTGGCATTGGAGATACATTCTCCGATGGCTTGAAAGGTCTGCTGGATTTTGGAATAACTGCTCTTGAAGGGATTGACTGGTACCAGCTGGGAGAAAAAGTCTGGGAAGGTCTTGCGGCAATTGACTGGAATGGAATCGCAGACCGTACTTTTGAACTGATCGGTGCGGCTTTTGGAGGTCTTGCGGCTTTCTTGGGAGGCGTAATCAGCGAAAAAGTGCAGGAGGCAAAGCAGTATTTCCAGAAGAAGATTGAAGAGTGCGGTGGAAATGTAGTCGAGGGTATTTTTAAAGGTATTGTTGATGGTGTGAAGGGAATCGGTACCTGGATCAAGCAGCATATCTTTGATCCATTTATCGATGGTTTCAAAAATGCATTCGGAATCCACAGTCCATCGACAGTCATGGCTGAACAGGGTGGCTTTATTATTTCAGGACTCCTGAAAGGTCTGAAGGATAATATCGGTTCTGTCTTAACCTGGATTGGAAAAATTCCAGGAAGGGTGAAGGACAAGCTGTCAGATGCCAAGGACTGGCTGGTTGAGACTGGCGGAAATGTTTTATCTGGTTTAAAAGATGGATTGAGTGAAAAATGGGACAGCATAGGGGACTGGTTCCAGGATCTTCCAAATAAGATCAGCAATGCAATCCCAGATTTGTTCAATACCGGAAAAAATGCAATTCAGAATTTTGCCAGTGGATTTGGTTCCGTACATATTCCGCTACCGCATGTTTCCGTATCCTGGAATAAACACAACGTAGGCCCTGTGAGCTTCTCTACACCAAGCTTTGGATTGAGTTGGTATGCCAAAGGCGGTTTTCCAGAGAGCGGTGAAATGTTCATGGCGCGCGAGAGCGGTCCTGAGCTGGTCGGCCGAATGGGAAGCAAAAATGCCGTTGCCAACAATAACCAGATTATCGAAGGCATTCGTGCCGGTGTATATGATGCTGTGGTCAATGCGCTGGAGAGCAGATCGCAGTCCAAAGCCAGAGAGGCAGAGATCCATATTTACCTGGAAGGTGATGCAGACAAGCTGTTTAAAATTGTCCGAAAAAAGGGACAGCAGTACCAGAAATCTACTGGGAAACCGGTATTTAGTTAGGAGGTGGTCGGTTGAGTGACTTTGTAAGTAGTGGAACAACTACTACAAAAACATCTTCAGATATTGAAATTGATGGAGTGCCAATGCCAGGTCTTAAGCTGAATGGTCTTACCGTGACCAAAGAAAAAATATGGTCAAAAAATACCGGACGTGCAGCCAATGGCGAAATGGTGGGAGACCTGATTGCGATTAAATATACTTTGAAATGCAGCTGGCCGCCGCTGACAAGAGAGCAGGCAGTGGTGATTGATAAAGCCGTTTCCCCTGCTTTTTTTAATGTGACTTTCCTGGATCCCGGGACAAATGCCAAAGTAACAAAAAGCTTTTATGCAGGCGCTCCAGCCTACCCTGTATATACCTACCATAAAGGTGTGAAGACGTACCAAGGTGTGGCTGTGGACCTGATTCAAAAATAGGAGGAAAACAAAATGTTAAAAGGAACAAAATCAGTATCTATGAATTTCAACAGCATGATCAATGGCAGACCTGTTGTGTACATGTCTGCGCAGATCCCGGAAGCCGGGAATGCGAGTACTAGCATTACTGTCCAGGACCGTGACTTGTACGAGGCAAACAGGGCAGAATGCAGAAAAGATATTGAAGCATTTAACCAGATTGTCTATGCAGCTGAGGACGAGCGTGTAACAGGAGGTACCGCAGATGAAACTGAAAAATAAAAACATATTAAATTTTGTCAATGGCTGTGCTTCCTTAAGGGAGAAGCGGCTGCCTGTAAAGCTTGGCTATGCGATCAAGAAGAACCTGGCAGCAGTCAGTGATGCGGCTAACGCCTATGACGCAGAGCGCCAGGAACTGCTTGAAAAATACGCAGCAAAAGGTGAAGATGGAAAATTCCTGGTTGAAAACGGGCAGTATTCCATCGAGGACAAAGAGGGCTTTGCAAAAGACCTGGATGAGCTTCTGGCGATTGAGACAGAGGTTGGGATTCATACTGTTTCTGAGGAAGAGATTGAGAAATGTGATGATCCACGTTATGATGCCCTGACAGTGGCTGACCTGGAAACACTTGAGATCATGA